GCCTGTATCACCTGCTAAAGCCATGACTATTATACCACTTCCACTAACCACATTACACATCTCGCCTGAAGCAGCATCAGTCAAAGCGACTCCTGCTACATAACAATCGAGACCTGCGCTTAAGTCAGTGTCTGCTGGTACAACTTTCCCGTTTGCATCTACATTAAGAATCATACCAGCAGTTATAGTGCCAGCGGATACAAAAGGTAAGATACGAGCTGGTGCTCCACCATCATTTACTAAAATTTCTGTTGCCATATTTAGTTACCTCTAAGCGCTTCTTTATTAAGCGCAATTTTCCCGTCCTTCATAGCGAAGAGACGAGTTACTTCTTCTTCACCCTCTACTGGGGTGTCTTCCGTGTCTCGAGCCTTGCCCTTGCCGAAAGTTCGCTCGGTGGCGTCTGCATCTGGAATACTTTCCATAGCAGTCGCGAAACCATCAAGTTTGGTTTCTTCCCAAGCTGACAGTTCCTTTTCGCGAGCTTCCTTTGTCTCATCCGTCAAAGCGTTTAAAATAAGCTCTTTCGCAACAATCTTCGAAATAAAAGCTCCTTTACGTGCCTTTGCTTCCGCAGTAGCGCGCTCTTCAGCCTCCTTCTCAAAATTAGCGATTGCCGCAACTGCCTCTGTGTATTTCGAATTCAGCTCTTCATGGACATTTTTTAGGTCCACGAGCTCATTCTTTACTGAGGCGAACTCCCGCTCGACAATTGACTCGGCTTCTGACTTATTTACTGTTTCTTCAGTCATGTTTAAATCCTCGTTTGAGTCTTCACATTCACATTTCTTTCCGTCCGTGCAGCTATCGCAACATGGTTCTTCTTCATTTCCTTCATGGCCCCCACAGGGTCCATCTATAGTGCAAGACTCACAAACTGGAGTTGCAATTTCATTATCAATAAAGCTCAATTCGGCAGGTCGTATATCCGTAGCGAATGGTTCCCCCATGACATCTACGTCATTTGAGGCCCAGTCGATACTGACATGTGTTATACCGCCGTCTTCAACCTTACTCAGCACTTCTCGTGCGCGTTCATTAGCATTCTTGTCGATTTTTGCCAGCATTTTAATAGCTGTCAGTCCATCGTCCGTTTCAATTACCTCTGGATTAATAGCTTTACCTATTAAATCCGTAGGTGTACGCTGGTGCGTATAGTATATAGGTAACTCGCTAAAGTTACTTATACTATCTTTTATAATCGCCGGTTCTATATAAACCTTTTGGTCTCCGTCGGCATCATGGAGCCCAGAAGTAATAGCCGTAACAGGAAATTCAACAAAATCTTCACCTATTGATAGCTCTCCAACAGTCATGGCGAAGGTTCTAGTTGAGTCCTTCTTTATGTCGTCTCTAGCGAAATTACGCTCTACCCCATTTGTATCAGCCCATAGTTTGCACATACCGGCTGCCATGGACTCCCAGTTCTCAAAACCCTTCTTTTTTAAGAGTTGTCCTGTCTCCAAAGTGCACCTTTTGTATTCGCTCATTCTTTCTTTCTGTCTCCTGAAACGTTTGCCGCTGGTTTGTTACCTTCCTTTGCGACTCTCTCGCGTTTCTTCACTGTCCGATTCTCAGTTCTTTTGCTTTCTTCTTTCTTGTCTTCATCCTTTCCACCAGAAACGTTGACATTCTCCTCTGTATTCTGTATTTCTACAACACCAGCAGGGTTCATGCCACGCTCCAGTCTTACCTCTTCAGGTGAAAGCACACCCTCAGCGAGATAAACCATATCTGTCTTAGCCTTCACGAAGGAGTCATCGACATTGATTTGGCGGAACTTGAATTTCGCGTCCCCAAGTTGCGGAAGTAACTGCGAATTGAGTGCAGCTTCCACGGACGCTTGTAAATATTTAACATAAGGTTCGAAAATAGGTCTTGCTTGTTCGGGTTTCTCCCACATTGTTATGGGTACCTTAAGTGCCATATGAATCTTTTTCGTAATATCGTCCATATATTTACCATATTCGAATGCTCTCTGGGTTCCTTGTAGCTCCTTGACTTCAATATCATTACCATGAATAATATCTTCGCCGGGTTCCAAGGAATTAAAAGCCGATACAATCTCGTTAATTTTATCAGGACCATAAGGCATATCGGGGAGTCCAGCGCTAATATCAAACCTACTAACAGCGTATTTATTGAGAGCAGTTCCAACATCCCGTTCTGCATAGTCTTTGAGGTCAACCAAATAAAGAATTGGATGGATGTCAGAAAGACCATAAGCGTAATCATCGAATGTGTTGTTAAGGAGGTGAATAATTTCGTCTTCCTCGAACCTGATGTCCTCTTTAGGGTCACCAATTCTCTGATAGTAGTGCATAATCTGCCCATTCTCGTCCCTCTGTATATACATGTTCTGCGAAGAACGTAGAATCAAATTATCACCGGTCCACTCTAGGTAACCAGTGCCGAATATTCTTCCATTCCTTAGCCAGCCGTATATAAGCTGGTCTATATTAACTGCAGAAAGCATTTCAGTTATAGACTCTTGTAAGGCCTCATCGTCAGTGACAATGTCCCAACCGTCCTTACTAGCATACATACATGGAAGGTCTATTAGAGTTCTCACTAATGGGTCACTCAAATATGTATTCATATAAGTTTTAGCGTCACCTATATGCTGTTCAAAATCCTTTCCTATTCCATACTTTTGTTGTAAACGAAGTCGTTTTATTACTCCCTCACCATATGAGCGAGGTTCGTCCTTCTTATAAGGAGGGTTGCTGCCAACAGTTGCGAAAGTGCGTCTGAAGGGCCAATAATCACGGAGAGCCATTTATAACCACTTAAATATAATGCAGTATTACTATATAAAGGTTTTCCCTAAATACCGCTTAATCTAGGCTTTCGTATCTTATTTTGGCGAGACCGCGACCTTAAAATACCCATTGGGCCTCGTCTCCCTATATCAGCAATATCCCGTCTCTTCTTCTTGTCTACGGATAAAGAAGCAAAGGTTCCTTCAGCTGGTAACATAGATAGAGAAGCATGTATGGCCATAACAGAACTATCACAATAATCATCATGTTTAGTATCTGGAGCAGAAATCTTCTCTGTCTTATTAGCTATATCCATCACATATTCTAAATCTATGTGTTGTCTAAGCCATCTTTTCATTAATTTAGCCTCATTAAGCTCAAGTTTGTCAGGATTAGGTACCCTAATCTGACGTTGCTGAACGAAAGATACATAATCTCTATATACTTGCGTCTTAGTACCTCTTGGACCTCCAGTAAATATAAAGGCTATGAAATGTATGCTTTTAGGAACGCACGCTACTCGGAGGTCCTGTTCAATAGCACCACCAATTCCCGTACAATCCACAATAAGCCGACTAGCATTAAAATTTGTGGCAACGTCAATGATACGCTCACGCTGGTATGGAATATCGTGTCCACCAGTCTTAGGAGTGATTTCTTCCACGTATATAAGACGTGCAATATTATCATCATCAGATTTCTCGGTCCTCCATACGCTAATAACGGTAGAATTAATAGATTTCCCAATGTCAACACCGACAGTAATGTTAGTATAATCTTCTCTTCCTTCTCCATCGGCGGGGGGTCTGGCGGGGTCGAGTTCATAATCCTCGAAGCAGGACTTAAGTTTTTCCGGATTGAAGACATTTGATATACTTTCTACAAATTCGCATTCATATTCAGTTTTCCAATAAATGGAATCTTCCCCCCATTCCATCATCTTCGTTAACATATCTTCTTCAGTGTATGCCGCTTCATATGCTCTACCTTGCACTATAGCATCTTTCCAGTTATAATGTAGCCTTTCAAAGCTTTCCGCGTACGCATCATCATATAAATAACGCCACATATGGTTTTCTTTGCTCTTCGGTGTGCCTAAATTGATAAATGGAGCCCTATTAGCAAGAATACAAGGCTCTACATTATCAACGAACAAAGCGTCATCAATCAGAGGGCTTTCGTCTATAACTAAGAACGTTGGGTGCTGTCCTCGGATAGCTTGTCCTTGGTTAGAAGGTGCTAAAGGTGCTCTACGGAGCACAGTACCTCCTTTCATTATTATGCTGGGCTTATTATGGAACCGGTAGTTCTTAATTAAGGAATCTAGGAACAAATTGTCCGCAAAGTGCCTATATACATAGTTGAATATAAGCGCAGCTTGGTCCTCAGAGGGAGCAAGTACGAAAATAAGGTCCCTGAACCTTTTAAAGAACATGTAGACCACAATAGCTACCGATAATGCGTATGACTTTCCACTGCCTCGTGGAGCCAATATAGCAAGTTTCCTGTGCTTATCCACGTCATCTTCAGGAAAACACAATGCTTTCGCTATTATATTCTCTTGTAATGGCCGTAATCTTAAGGGCCTTTGTTGTTGGTCTACCAGATAAGAGTCACAGAAGGCTCTCACCAACTGTGTCATCTTCTTAGGGTCGCCTCTTACACTTTCGAATATCTCTTCAAGCTTCCGGCTGTCGTGAGCCGCTGCTCCCGTCAAGGCCGTCTTCAGAGTCTTCCCCTCGTTCTTCACTGGTATCGTCTTCATCTAAGTCCCCTAGGAATCCCATAAAGGATTCTGTATTTCTTTCTACTACTGTAGGTATTTCAATATTAAGAGCGCGGAACTCAGTATGAATATCCCTAACAATAGAGTTTCTCTGTCGCAAGAGCTCTGTTCGAGCGTTAACATCCCGAATAGATACAAGAATTTCTTCCCACAGCACGTCTTCAAGCGCAAGATTGCGTGCCAACAAGCGTACAAGCTCCATGTGTCTTTCATATTCTGCTTCACCGACTCTTTGCCTGAGTCTCTGTAGGTACTCGTCTACATTCATTTAACGCTATTTAAGGCACCACGTACTTCAGATTTAACCTTTTTAGCTAAATCGTCATCGTGTTCGTCCCAGAAAGTAAGTATAACATTCCTAAGAATATCGTCCTTTACGTGTTTCTGAGCCGCCTCGTCAAGCTTATCGAATGCAGTCCTCTGGGCCTTAGTCAAATGCTTATCTAGAAGTTCCATGATTTGAGTATCGTACTTCTTCAAGAACTTGTTTAGATAAACGAGAACCACGTTTCTTACCAAAGGTATGGTATACGCTGCGTAAGCTCCCAATGCAGCCACCAAAAGGCCCAAAAGGGCTAATTCGGGGTTGTCTGCAAGACTATCTAGTATTCCAGATTCACTGACTGTTTCCAGTGTTCCATTCGTTGTTGTATTATTTGTCATAATATCTCCTGTTTTGTGGGACCCAAGTGTTTGCAATCATTGACGCAAATTTTCTGTGGAGTCTCGTGCGGTAACACAAGAGTCCCATTAATGTAATAACGTCGAGCGCTATATAAGGCTTATGCCTAATTCTCTTCTTCCTCTTCGTGGGCATGGTTTCCATTACGGAAAGTACCCTTTCTAGTCTGTTCTATCTGACTGTTCTGTTGAGCAGTCCATAATTCTAATACCTTATATATAATAACAAGCGCGGGCGAACCTATAATCAGGAGTACTGACTTATAAGACTCTATATCTGCTACTATATTTGGTTCTCTGAACGCCATAGCAACTAAGAATATAGATAGTCCTACCCAAGCCATTACAACTGGGGCCGCTACTACTACCATCATAAAGTTGGCAAAGTTACCATCTGGATTTATTGCGTCTTTTTTGTGATTACTCATTTCTTCTCCTGTAATAATAACTTAATTTCTGCAAGAGATATCTTTACTTCTTGCATATCCTCTGCATTTTTTTTATGGTGAGTACCAAATTCGTTCTTTACTT